AAGACGAACCAAACGAAACCTTCGGCGTTTGATCACATCAACGTTCGTCGCCTCTTCATCGTCCTTGAGAAAGCTATCGCAACTGCTGCGAAGTTTACACTGTTCGAGTTCAATGATGAGTTTACGAGAGCACAGTTTAAGAACCTAGTAACCCCATATCTCCGTGATGTTCAGGGTCGCCGTGGTATCACTGACTTCCTCGTTGTTTGCGACGCTACGAACAACACTCCTGAGAGAGTTGACCGTAATGAGTTCTGGGGCGATATCTATATCAAGCCTGCTCGCTCGATCAACTACATCCAGTTGAACTTCGTGGCAGTGAGAACTGGTGTACAATTCTCTGAAATCGTTGGTCAGTTCTAATAAATAGATAGAAGGAGTTAAAGAACATGGCTACAGGTTTCAATATTAGCACATTCAAAGCAAGAGGTCTTACGGAGGGTGGCGCTCGTCCGTCACTCTTCGAAGTCTACCTTTCGATCCCGCCATTCGTTGCGGCATCAACGGGCTCAGACACAAAGTTCCGCTTCACTTGCCGCGCGGCTCAATTACCAGCGGCAACCATCGGCACAGTAAACGTACCTTACTTCGGTCGTACTATTAAGCTCGCCGGTGACAGAACATTCGCTGACTGGTCAGTCTCAATCATGAACGATGAAGACTTCCTAGTTCGCTCGATGTTTGAGAAGTGGTCAAACGAACTCAATAAGCTTCAAGCAAACGTTCGTAAAGCTTATAACTCAGAGAATGATTATAAGGCAACACTGAATGTTATTCAGTACAGCAAAGACGGTCTTCCGATTCGTTCATACGATATCGTTGGTGCTTTCCCAACTTCAGTCGATGCTATCACCCTTGACTGGGATGCAACGAATCGTATCGAAGAGTTCGGCGTAACTTTTGCTTATGACTACTGGCTACCGACCGAAGGTACGGAATCGGTTAATCAGTATCATGGCGACGCGGTCAGCCCGGTCTCCACGTAAGATCCTAATTTGGATTATGAGGGGGGAGTAGCATCTCCCCCTTTCTTTGAAAGGACTATAAATGGCAGAATTATTCGGGTTCGAGTTTAAACGCAAAGTTCCAACAGACTCTGCTCCATCTTTTGCTCCAAAAGAACAAGAAGATGGTGCAGTTGTCGTTGCAGCGGGTGGCTCATTTGGTACGTATGTAGATCTTGACGGCACAGTAAGAACTGAAGCAGAACTAGTTACAAAATATAGAGAGATGGCGTTACAGCCTGAGTGCGACTCGGCGGTAGATGAGATCATCAACGAGATTGTATCATTAGACGAGAAAGAACTCATTAAGATCGATCTCGATGAATTAGATATACCAGAAAACGTTAAGAAAGCTATCAGAGAAGAGTTCAAGAATTGCTTGAACCTTATCGACTTTCGCCGTCACGCTTATGAGATCATTCGCCGTTGGTATATCGACGGTCGCTTATATTATCACAAGATCATCGATGAGAAAGATCCAAAAGCTGGCATCAAAGAACTTCGTTACATTGATCCACGTAAGATTCGTAAAGTACGTGAAGTAATCAAGAAGAAAGTTCGCGGCGGTTCTGCCGGTGATCCCGTAATGACTAAGACTCAGAATGAGTACTATATCTTCAATGATAAGGGATTCAACTACGGCAACAAGTCAGTCGGTCCAGCAACTGCCGGCTTGAAGATCGCTAAAGACACGATCCTTCATGTTACATCAGGTTTGACGGACACTAACGGTACGATGGTCTTATCGTATCTTCACAAAGCTATCAAGCCACTCAATCAGTTGCGTACATTAGAAGACTCACTTGTAATCTATCGTATCGCTCGCGCCCCAGAACGTCGTGTCTGGTATATCGACGTTGGCAATCTGCCAAAGATGAAAGCTGAGCAATACATCAGAGACATGATGGTCAAGCATAAGAATCGTCTGATCTATGATGCCGAGTCAGGCAACATCAGAGACGACCGCAAGTTTATGACGATGCTAGAAGATTACTGGCTGGCACGTCGTGAAGGTGGCAAGGGTACGGAAGTTACTACTCTTGCCGGCGGTCAGACTCTCGGTCAGATGGACGACGTTCTGTACTTCCAAAAGAAGTTCTATCAGACACTCAACGTTCCAGTTAATAGACTTAACTCAGACGCTTTGTTCTCTCTAGGTAGAGCCACGGAAGTTACTCGCGACGAGTTAAAGTTTGCCCGCTTCATCAGCAGAATGCGCGGTAGATTCGCTCAGCTCTTCACCAAGCTTCTTGAGACTCAATTAGTCTTGAAGCAGGTTATGACTATCGAAGACTTCAATAATATCGCAGCAGATATTAAGTATGACTTCTCTAAAGATAACTACTTCACTGAGCTTAAAGACGGTGAGATGCTTACTAATCGTATCAACAATGCGAGAAACATGCAAGATATGGTCGGCAAGTATTACTCGCAAGAGTGGCTTCGTAAGAACGTTCTTCAGCAGTCTGAAGATGATATCGAGGAGATGGACGATCAGATCATCGCTGAGCAAGATTCGGGCGACCCACGTTGGATCAATCAAAACATTCTTCAGAATGAGATGATGGAGCAACAGATGGGAATCCAGCCGGGACAAGAGACGGATCAGCAACCATTAGCAAATGATAATGATACAGATGCTGATCCTGAGCACGATGCTCAGATGAAAAAGATGCAAGATGCTCAAGCTCAATATGATCTTCTCTCGAATAAAAAGAATAGAAGCTTATCAGATGAAGCTAAGCTGAAGTCTGTATCCCAAATCTTAGCTAAGAATAAATAATTGGAGTTAAACATGGATAATGAGAATCAACAACATACAGTTCAAGATCTAATCTCTTTGGCTTACGATCAGAAGCCTATTGAATTCGGAGATGCTTTCAACGACTTGGTTATGGATCGTATCGCTTTAGCGGTACAAGATAAGAAGATTGAAGTAGCACAGAGAATCTATGGTGCTCAAGAAGTTGAAGATGCGCGGCACGAGTTAGATCAGGAAGAACCAGAACAAGAGGAAACTGAAGATGGCGAAAGCGCTTAAAGACATTCTGCAGCAAGCCCATGATAGGATCAAGGGCGTACACGCTTCGCAGACTTCACCAGGTTCGCTAGGAAAAGATCCCGGCGTAGATTACGATCCAAAGTCTGGTGACGAGCAAGACTTTGTCGCTAAGCACTCAGTTCAGAAGTGGGATGAACCATCGGGTAATCCTAACTACGCAGACTCAGTGAAGTATTCTCTTGATAAAGAGACTAAGCACGGCTACACCGAGCGTAAAGCTGAAAAGGTGAATGAGTCAAAAAAAGCTGAGGACATCAAGTGCAATAAAACTCCAGGCCAAACTTGGTGTCCGATTCATGAAATGGCTGACTGTTCAGGCGCAAAGACTATTAAAGAGACTGAACAGATCGATGAGATTTCTAAAAAGACTTTGATGTCTTATGGCGCTAAAGCTTCGAAGCAAATCAGAGGTAATCAACCTTCAGATCCCGACAAGTTTCGTAAGCGCACTAATCGCGAAAAAGGTATTACGTTAGCTAATAAAAAGTATTTTGGATATAAGTCTGTACCTGCAACTGAAGAAGTTGAGCTTGATGAAAAAGCCGTAAGCAAAGCCCAACAACGTTTGTTTGGCATGGCTTTAGCTATGCGCCGTGGTGAGTCTGATACGGGTAGTTCTAAAGTTGCTAAATTGGCTTCCGATTTATCTCAGAAGAAATTAAAAGATTTTGCTAAGACAAAAACAACTAATCTTCCTTTACACAAAGAAGATCTAGCTGTTCCTCTTCTTGGCAGTCATCAACCACCGCGAGGTGATTCAGACGAAGCTATTGAGATGGTTAAGACTGAACTTAAAGCTCTCGCTAATAAAGCTATGCATCTAGTATCTCAGATGCCAAGCAATATGCATGTTGAGCCTTGGTGTCAAGCTAAGATCGCACAAGCAAAATCGATGGTATCAGATGTTCACGACTATATGATCTATGGCGATCACAAAGATGAAGAAGATGAACAGATGGATACACCTATGACATTCCCCAATATGTCAGTAGACGTTAACACAGGACAAAACGTATGAGCGCGATTATTAAACCATTAGGGACAGAATCTGTTTGTAATACTACAACTTTTAGTTCTTAC